GCTGTCCCCCCTGCGCGCTACCGGCATGAAAAAGGGCGGCAAGGCTCACGAAGACGTTGCCGCTGACAAGGCGCTCATCAAGAAGATGGTGAAGTCTGAGGCCCGCACTGGTCATGCCAAGGGCGGCTCTACATATGGCGTTGTTCCTAAAATGCGTCTGTTGAAGACCCACACCGAGGGCGACAATTCCGCCAAAGTTTACAAGAACCCCGATACCGGCGAGCATCAGGTGAAGTTCTTCAAGGATGGCGTTCACCAGAAGAAGGCCGATTACTTCGCTGATGACCCATCTGACGCTCATGATACGGCGCAGGAATCGTTGAAGCGTGGGTTTAATGCTGGTGGCCGTGCCAAACGCGCTACCGGCGGCGGGATCTTCTCTGGTCCCGGCTATCCCGGCAAGGTTCCCGGCGTCGTTGCTGGTGGCCGCACGGCTCACGCTGCTGGTGGCAAAACCAAAGGCAAGGGAAAAACCGCGATCAATATCGTGATCAACGCTGGCAAGGCTGACGATGGCAGCGTAATGCCTCCCGGCCCGATGGGCGCTCCAAAGGGTATGCCTATCCCCATGCCGCCTCCGGGCGCTGGGATGCCCCCCGGAGCCGCGCCGCCTATGCCGATGCCCCCTCCGGGCCTTATGGGCGCTGGTGGCCCTCCCGGCGCTCCTCCAATGCCTCCCGGTGGCATGCCTCCAATGGGCCGTAAGGCTGGCGGTCGCACTTATCGTTCCTACAAGGACATGGATGCGGGCTCTGGTTCTGGTATGGGCCGTCTGGAGAAGTCCGAAATTGAAGAACACAAGCGCGGCGAGCGCAAGGCCGGTGGCCGCACCTACCGCTCGTACAAGGACATGGACGCTGGATCTGGCAGCGGTCTTGGCCGCCTTGAGAAGACAGAGATCGCGGCTCGCAAGGGTGGTATCCAGCGGGCCTAAGTAATTCGCAGTGGCGGGCAGCTCCTGCGGATGACGGTGACAGCCTCGGCCCCCCTCGGGGCTGTCACCACTACCACATTGAGGGGGGACCGCAGGGGGCGGATGTGCAGACGTATTCAGCGTTCTATCAGCATGAGTTGAGCAAACTCATCTTGGAAGAGATCGAACGGCGCAAAGAGCAGCTAGTTACTGCAAGCTCTACGTTTGACTTTCCTGCTTACCGTCACCATGTCGGAATCATAGATGGTCTTCGCACGGCTATAGAGCTTTGCGAAGAGGCCGAGCGTGTCGTCAATGGTGGCGAGCGTAATCGTTAAGGGGGACTACAATGCCGTACATGTTGATGCACCATGAAGTTGATCCTGTGCAAAAGATCTTAACCGACATCGGTGATCTTTCTACAATTCGACTTTTCAATAACGAGGTTCTTGTGGGCATCTATCTTCGCCCAGAAAAAACAAAGAGCGGGTTCTTTTTGACGGATCAGCACCGAGACGAAGACCGCCACCAGTCAAAAGTTGGTTTGCTTTTAAAGGCTGGACCTAAAGCGTTTGAGCCAAATGCTGAAGGTTGGTTTGAGGGTGAAACATTTAACTTGAATGACTGGCTTGTCTTCCGCCCTTCTGACGGGTGGCAGATCACCATTCATGGCGTTCTCTGTCGCGTCCTAAAGGACGTTCAAATCAAGATGCGCGTCACAAATCCTGATGAAGCTTGGTAAGGAGATAGCAATGAACGACGACAACGAACGGATTCCGGTAGATATTACCCCGGACAAGGGCAATAAACGCGACAACCTTGATGTTGTTGTGCTTGAAGACGATCAAATTTCATCCAGCGCGGATGATTCCGATGATACGGACCCTCATAGAGCCATTGAAACGCTTAAAAAGAAGCTAAAAATGGAGCAAGAGGCCCGTCATGAGGCTGAACAGCGCGCCAAACAGGCTGATTTTCAAGCTCGCAGGGCCAGCCATGAGGTAGAAGACACCCAGATGCATCTGGTTGCCAATGCAATTGAGACAATCAAGCGCGACAACGAGATCCTGACGGCCAACTACGCCGAAACCATGCGCAGCGGGGACTATGAAGCCGCCGCGCGCATCCAGATGGCTATGAATCAGAACAGTTCTAACCTCAAACAGCTTGAGGATGGGCATGTTCGCATGCAGGAAGAGGCGCGGAACAAGCCTGCTACGCCTCCAGAGCCCCCGCAAGTGTTGAAGCCTGAGCAGCAGATCGATCAGATCATTGGTCAGGTGTCGAAGCCTTCTGCCCAGTGGTTGCGGGACAATCGGGAGCATTTTGCTGATGACAGGACCATCAACAAGATGTTTCGCGCGCATGGTGACGCTGTCGATGACGGTATCGAGCCCGACACGGCAGAGTATTTTCGCTACATCGAGAAACGTCTTGGCTTCAAGCAGGACGAATATGGAGGGTCACCTATGTCGTCCGCAGCAAAGCCGTCTTCTCGGCAGTCCCCGCCGCCTTCCGCCCCTGTAAATCGTGATACCGGGCGCACAAACACTGCGCATCTTACAAAAGCGCAAGCAGAGACGGCTAAAGCTCTTGGCATGACCGACAAGGAATACGCACTTCAAATGATAGCCCTGCAAAAAGAAGGCAGGCTTCCTCACTAAGGAGATAAACTATGGAAAATGAAAACGAAGGCTCCCGCCGCCGCAGCCGTCCTCTTGAGGGTCTTGCTGCTGCTATACCCCGCGAAGATATGAGGGAACCAGTGAGAGAAGACGATTCCCTTACCCGCGCCGCCAAGCGCGTTGCAGAACTGCGCGGTCACCTTGGAACGCTTGATGAAGGCCAAGACGAGTTCTTTGTCGATCCTTCAATGATTCCAGAGGGTTGGGCGTATGAATGGAAACGCCATTTGCTTCTTGGTGCGGAAGACCCGTCTTACAACGTGTCGTTGGCGCGTGAAGGTTGGGAACCCGTGCCCGTAAGCCGTGACGCCAAGCACCGCGCCATGATGCCGATGAATTGGTCTGGCGGCCATATCGAGCGCAAAGGCATGATCTTGATGGAGCGTCCCGCCGAGATTGTTGAAGAGATGCGCCTTAACGAGAAGCGCAAAGCTCGCGATCAGGTTCGCGCTAAGGAGGCCCAGCTTTCTGGAACTCCCGATGGCACTTTGACCCGCGATCACCCGCAGGCCAAGCCGCAAATTAAAAAGGGTTGGGCTGCAATTCCAGTTCCTTGATGTAAAGCTTTAAGTTTACAATACTGTAGGGAGCCGCTGTAATAAGCGGCTCTTTACTTTTGCAATTATCATGCTAATCTCTGGCCCAGAACCTGTATTGGTTTCTCCTGTCCCCCGGCGTGGACAGATAGCTTCCCCCGGCTTCCGAGTTGCCCCGGTGTGCGACGACGAGCCTCCTGAATAAGGAGATTCCGTCATGGCGAACACTGCCGCCTATAACGGCTTCCAGCAGTACAGTGGCACTGGCTCTGCACCGACCTATGAACAGGTTGCGGTCCAGATTGCCTACAATGCTTCCGCCATCTTCTACGGCGACCCCGTAAACCCTGACGCCAACGGATATGTCGTTGTGGGCGTCACGACCGGCGCTTCCGCTAACACCCAGATCGCGGGTGTATTCGTTGGTTGCAAGTATCTCTCGGTTTCGCAGAAGCGCACCGTCTGGTCCAACTATTGGCCCGGCTCCGATGTTGCCTCCACGAGCGTCGTCGAGGGCTACATCATCAACGACCCCAACGCGAAGTTCGTTGCTCAGTTTGGCAACGTCAGCGTCACCCAGTCTTATGTGAACTCGGCTGTCGGGTTCAACATCGGCACCGGGAACACTGCTAACGGCATCTCTGGTGCGTTTCTTGCCACTCTTGGCACGACGGACACTACGTTCCCGTTCAAGGTGGTATCTCTCGTCACTGATCCGCCGGGGGTAAATGGCACGGAGTCTGGTGCTTACCAGAAGGCTATCGTGGCGTTTAACTTCGTCAGCACCAAGGCCCTTCCGGGCGTCTAACAAGGAGTAAGGACTATGGCTGTTAATCTTTCTGCCATCAAAGACCTTCTCCTCCCCGGTCTCCGTGGGGTTGAAGGCAAGTACGAGCAGATCCCGTCGCAGTACGACAAGATCTTCACCAAGCACGATTCCAAGATGGCGCTTGAGCGCACCGCAGAAATGCGTTTCTTGGGTCTCGCCCAGCTTAAGACCGAAGGTGGTCAGACCGCTTTCGATAACGGCGCTGGCGAACGCTACGTCTACAATCAGGAGCACACTGAAATTGCTCTTGGTTACGCCATCACTCGCAAGGCGATTGATGACAACCTTTACAAGACCCAGTTCATGCCTTCGAACCTCGGCCTGATTGAATCGTTCCATCAGACCAAGGAAATCTACGGCGCGAACGTGCTGAACACCGCGACGACCTACAATGCGTCTGTCGGCGGTGACGGCAAGGCTCTCTGCGCCAACGACCATCCAATTGATGGTGGTACTGTTTCGAACATTCCTTCCACCCCTGTGGAACTCAATGAGTCCACCCTGTTGGCTGGCATGATCGCGATCCGTACTGCCTTCAAGGATCAGGCTGGCCTGAAGATCTTTGCCCGTGGTCGCAAGCTTGTGGTTCCCCCGCAGCTTGAGCCGGTTGCTATCCGTCTGACAAAGACTGAACTGCGTCCCGGCACCTCGGACAATGATGTCAATGCGATTATGATGACCGCCGGAGGCCTCTCCGAAGGTTACATGGTCAACGACTTCTTGACCTCCACGAAGGCTTGGTTCTTGCTCACCAACATCGACGGCCTGTCGTATATGGAGCGAGTTAAGTTCGAAAGCGACATGCAGGTCGATTTTGTTACAGATAATCTGCTTGTTAAGGGCTACGAGCGTTACAGTTTCGCGTACTACAACTTCCGCGCGATCTGGGGTTCGTTCCCGACTTAATGCTAAGAGGCGGGGTTCAAAGCCCCGCCTTTCATCTAGGATCACAGTCGCGTTGACCGGCCTAGCGGATACTGCACAAGACAACGCGACGACTCGTGCAGGAGGTTCCTATGGGAACAAGCACTTTTACCGGCCCCATTAAAGCGGGCGATGTTCTTAACACCACCGGCACTACTGCTGGCACGGTTAAGAATGTTGGGTTCGTTATGATGGCGCAAACCGTAGCGATCACGCAGGCTGGCACTGCCACGGCTCTGGCTACTACCATCTGCATCCCCGCCAACAGCCACATCGTCAACATTCAGGTGTTGGCGACTGTTGCGTGGAGTGGTGCGGCTACGACAATCAGCCTTGGCACTTCTGCAACCGCTACTGAACTTGTCTCGGCGGGCGCTGTTGGCACCATCGGCCTTGATGCTCTAACGCCCGGAACTGACGCAACTCGCACGGCACTTTGGTCCAACACCGGTACAACCGATGTGATCATCTACGCTCTTTCCGCCAACACGGGAGCCGGTGTCGGCGACCTTGTCGTCCGTTACATACAGGCTGAGAACGCCTAAGCCATAGGAGGCTCATATGAAGGGTAAAGGTCAGCACAAGCTTGGGAACCCGTCTCCCGAATCTACCGGCGGCGAGTTCTACGCTGGTGGCAAGTCAAAGGTCGCGTCTGAGGCTATGGACAAGACTGAAGGCTTCAAAAAGGGCGGCAAGACCGTGAAGATGTCTGGCAACAAGGCCAAGGCTTCTGCGGCCCGCATGCCTCGCAAGGCTGGCGGAAAGGTCCTGTCTTCGGCTTCTGGCGGTACGCCGCGCAGCAAGTCTTCTAACTATTAAGATCATCCTCCCCGATCTAATGTTAGACTAACGGGGGCCGTGTGCCCCCGTTTTGCTAGGAGGGTTCTATGACTGGTGCTTGGACTCGTAAAGAGGGCAAGTCTGCATCTGGTGGACTTAATGAGAAAGGCCGTGCCTCACTGAGGGCGCAGGGCCACGATATTAAGCGCCCGCAGCCAGAAGGCGGTTCTCGGAAAGATAGCTTCTGTGCTAGAATGACTGGGATGAAGCGCAAGATGACTGGCTCCGCAAAAGCTGCTGATCCAAACAGCCGCATCAACAAGTCGCTCAGGAAATGGGATTGCTGACATGGCCGAGAAACCTTTTTGGGAGCAAGACGCCCCCAAGGACGCCAAGGAAAAGCACCTGAGCCGCAAACAGGTTCAGTCGGCCAAGGCTAGTGCCCGTGCGGCTGGCCGTCCCTATCCAAATTTGGTCGATAACGTAGCCGCCGCCCGCAGCAAGGGGAAGTGACATGCAATATTCTAATCTCACAAAAACTGGGACAGGTCGTAGCGCCATTTGCGCTGTTGACGATTTCCAGACGCCATTCAATATCGGCGTTGCAGTTTCCCTGAGTTCGACCGCGACGTTCACGGTTGAGTATTCTCTTGATAATCCAAACGCTGATGGCTATTCGGCTGGTTCGGCTACTTGGTTTGTCGCGCCGGGGTTTACATCGGGTTCGGCTGCTGTAGGTGGTGCAATCACCATCCCTTGCCGGGCTATTTGTTTGAACGTATCGGCTAACGCTGGCACGGTTACGGCTCAAATCGTTCAAGCTGGGCCTGCCTGATGGCGACGAGCAGCACCTATTCGTTCAATCCCGGTTTAGGCGAGCTTACGCTCTACGCCTATAATTTGATCGGGATTCGGAACACCGCGCTGTTGCAAGAGCATATGGAAGCCGCTCGCATGGCTTCCAACATGCTATGCTCGCGTTGGTCAAACATGGGTGTAAACCTCTGGGCAGTTGACCTTGTGACGACGGCGCTTGTGACCGATCAGGCAACCTATGCCGTCGATGGCAACACGGTCATGATTTTGGATGCCTATGTCCAGAACGACGACTCTGGCGCAAACATCGACCGCATCATCATGCCGGTCAGCCGTACCGAGTATGCCAGCTATCCTAACAAGGAGCAGCAGGGGTTCCCAACTGTCTACTGGTTCGACCGTCTAATTAGTTCTTCGCGCTCCACGGGCTCCGCTGGGCCTTCTATAACGCTTTGGCCGGTCCCCAACACTGACAACGGTCCACAGTCGCTAAAATACTACCGGGTGCGACAGATACAGGATTCGGCGCTCCAGAACGGGCAGACCGTCGAGATCCCTTATCTGTGGCTTGAGGCGTTTGCCTACGGGCTCGCGATGCGGCTTGCCCAGATATGGAACCCGGCTGCGATGGCGATGATCAAGCCGATGGCTGATGAATCGTACCAGATTGCTGCAAGCCAGAACATTGAGCAGGCCCAACAGTACATCTCCCCGATGATTTCCGGTTATTTCCGCTAATGGAGGGGATGAATGGGTTACGCATCCCGATCCGGCAGAGCTAGAACTAGCGCCAGAAACCCGCAAGCGTTTGCAATCTGCGACCGCTGCGCGATCTGGTACAACCATGTGAACCTTCGCTGGCAGTATGATTGGGCGGGTGCTTCGCTTATCAACAAGCGCATCCTCGTCTGCAATACTTGTTATGACGAGCCGCAACAGCAATTGCGCGCCATTATCATCCCGGCTGACCCCGTGCCGATTGTGAATCCTCGCGTTGAGCCGTACGCTTGGGACGAGATCGACCGGCGTCAGGTGTCCGGGAACAATACCACCAACACGCAGACGGGCATTCCCGTCCAGCGCGGCGACACTCGCGTCACCACGATCGACACCGATGTACCCGACCAGACTCGCGTCACGCAGCAGACTGGCGAAGCTCCCGGCGGGAACAATCAGAAGCCGGGCACTGACCCAAATGCGGTTACATATCGCAACATCACCAATGTCACGAACAACGGTATTGGAATCATTCGCGTCACGGTCAGCGTCACTTCTGGGTTCATCACAGGCCAGCGTGTAATCATCAATGATGTTGTTGGCGTCACTGCTGCTAATGGGAAGTGGACGATTACGGTCATCAACCCTAGCCAGTTTGATCTCCAAAACTCATCGTTCACGGGCGCATACATCAGCGGCGGATATGTTATAAACAATCCCAGCTTGCCTTATGGCTTTGACGAGATCCCCAAGACAGGACCGCTCTGATGCCCCGTTACGCAAGTAATATCCAGATCCCCAA